GAACCAGGATATCCTAATGTCAAATCACAAATATATACGGGAGTATTCTTAACATTTGGAAAATCTAATGGACTTTCTTGGATAGGTGTTTTTCTAAATGATGATGCACTCACCAAATCATATTTTTTCAAGCAAGCTTCAAGCTGATCAATCATTTGGTCAGTCATATCGTTGACGGCGAATTTTAAGACATACTTATATTCTGTCTTTGCTTCTGCGACGTAAGCAACGAACGAGCGCTTTTCTAATTTCTTTTCTGCCATATTTAACTCCAGTGTTAAGACTATTTATCTAATTGAATAGATATTAAGTGCTGGGTGGGGTGTCAGGTTCCTTGGTCTTGGCGGATATGATATATTTTAGTAGTTCATTTCTGTCGAACTCACCACCACCGCCATCTCGACGATCACCATTACCTTGATCCAAATCAATTTGTTCAGCTCTTACTTTTTTAAGTTGGAGCTCAATCATCTTTAACTTCTTATCTGCTTTAGAATTTTTTGCATCCAATGCAGTTTTCAACATCTGACCGGCTACTTCATATATTTTGCCGGCGTGCATATCGGGAACATTTCCGCCTAATGCTATTAAATCATTAAATGTGACGATTGCCTTTTTAGCGATATCGTCCATTTCATTGTCGTGGACCTCTAATCCAAGAACCGTAGGTAATGCAAAGTCTATCTTTTCTGCTGTTGTTAATGATGAGCTTATCGATTGAGCTTCTATTAACAATTCTTCTCTAGACTTCATAGGAACTTCTTCCTCTACCACAGGAGGAGTGCTGGGCAAGTTAAAGAAATCTTCCATTTTTTTCGTCACGTCATTTTCCCTTAGGGTTATTAAATATATTGCCTTCATTCATTACACGAAAGGTCATCCCGTGTGATTTAGCAAAGGCTGATGCTGCTGCCCACTTAAAATGATTCAAGGCTACTGCCATTTTATTCTGTTGAGACTTTGCCTGCTCAACAAATGTTTCTTTCGCTGGCTTTACTTCAATAATCTCTGCTTTAGTTTTACCACCAGCATCCGTATAAGTGACTACAAAATCTGGTATATACACGGTATATTTACCTGTAAAAGGATTCTGATAAGGTATTTTCAGGGACTCACTCGCCCAACTCATAATGTTAGGATTAGTATCAAACATAATCATAACCTTTTGTTCCCAAGATGAACGGAATATTATGGGATATGTCCCTACATATTTCTCTGGATTTATGGGTTTATATGCACCTTGGACGTAGGATCTAGTCATTATGACCTTATTTGAGATGAAACCAAACTATTTTGGTTACTAACACTGGTAGCTGTGCCAATTTGGTTGCCGGGGTCTCTCAGCATATTAATCGATGTATATCCAATCGATTGCAATTGTAATTGTCCATTAATTTCAGATTGTGCTAAGAAATTTGCTGGTGTTAACCCCATCAATGCAGCCGTGTCAATAACTAGGGCCGCCATTGTATCTGCGTATAACTGAGTTGCCCCTCGAGATAGGAAAAAACAAGTTATAGAATTGTAAACAGCAGGCGAATAATTTCCCGGTACACCTGCACCACCTGTGGCTTCTAAAACAGATCCAGGGGAAGGATATGATGTTGGACTACTTGCATATTGATACGTATTTCCCGCGATACCACCTGGAACTATGGCCACAGTCCTTTGTGTACCTAAATAGGTAAGCATTTGAGAACTAAATCTTCCCAATGACGATGTAGATGATGTAGTTGACATTATGGATAGTTTCCTGTTCTATTAACATCTACATAAACGTTTGCCGATACAGGCGGTGCCGTAGATGCGAAAGGTCTTGTTTGAATTACAGGTGTCGATGGTATGAATAACGGTGGAGGTGTAATATTTACCAAACCACTTATAGAACTCGCACTAGCACTAGTGGAACTACTGTAAGTAAGCCCTGCCGATAACGACGATAATGATACCTGCACATTATTCACAGGATTAAATGTTAATGGATTATCACCAAATAATAATGGGTTATTTGATTGAATAAAATCCGGATCTACAGAGGTAAATCCCAATGTAGATAATTCTAAGAATTCACTGCCCGCATATTGCTGCAATGAGGAATCATTATTTGATTCAGAGCCACCTAACAACATATTCTGTATGGTATAATACGCATACTCATATTCAATAGTGAATGAAAGCTCTAAAGTCTTATCACTCGTAGCATAATTCAATACATCGTGTGTAAATGCTGAAATCCTTGGATTCGCAAGAGTTACTTGGTTAAATCTTCCACCGTGAACCTGAAATATATCTATTGATTGTATCAAGTTACGGACATTCTGCACTGTATCTAAATTATACCCAAAATTATGATTATCTAAAGTATTCGATACAATATTCTGTATGGCATTTTTATCACCATTTGTATTTGTTGCAGATGGTGCAGGGGTGGGTAAATTAAAATTCTGAAGGCCCGATGGTGTTAGGTTCTTTGGTTGGTTTTGGCCAGGTTCATTACCGTCGGCAAAATAGTATCTATAATACATATCCCAAAACTTCAATGTCTTTCCATCTGCTACATCGTGAAACACCATTTTTATAGGTTCATAGGCAATCTTTGTTTGGCTTAGTCTTTTTCTATTGTATTGATTTAATGGCGTTGTTTCAATCTTCATAGATGGCATATCTACTGTTTTTACCAGTGGTGCAATCTGTAAAGAGGGAGATGTGTTAAAGAATTCTGAAATATATGTTTTTGCAGTGCCAACATTATTTAAGTTGATACTAATATAGTATTCAAAGGGAAATCTTGGCTGATTTACAAATAATGATCGAGCTTGTTGATTAAACGTATTCGATGCAGAATGTGAATCACCCAAATATGCAAAATCACTGCCACTTGGTATGGAAGTGCTTCCTGCATTTGGATTTAAGTTTAAATTTAAGTTTGCCGGCATAGTGTATTATTTATCATCTACATTATTCCAACCGACAAGGATTAATAATGCCCTTATCCACTTATTATACTTGTCTATATAATAAGTGAACAAAGGATTAATAAACCTATTAAGCGAAAGTAGTTCCGCCAGTTGGGCTTGGGAAATCTGGATACGGATCGCCACCAACTGTTGTTCCATCGTTTGTATTTGGTCCTGCAAGGTTTGTCGCATTATCAAAACGAATAGTCAAAGTGATTTCCTGTGGATCACCACTTGAATAATCACCATCACCATACTGAACTGTCTTAATCCAGCAACCTTCCAAATACCAAGATTCAAGTTCTTCATTAGTCGTACCATCTAGTGAGTGAACTTCCATTGTAAATTTGTAATTGATACCTGCAACAGCACTAGTCTGTTCAAAGTGATTCATTTGTTTCTGCACTTGGGCACCAACAGACGAAGCAATCGAGTTAGTAATATCATCACGCAACTTAATTTCGAGAGGATCGAAACTATGTTTACCTGCAATCCAGGAAACAGAGTTGTATGAGTCTAATTTAACGTCTTCAGTATCAATCTTTGGTCGTGTGCAAGTCATAACACTGGCTGTCATCTGGTTTAAACCAGCGCCAACTCCAAAGTTATACCACATCACTCTAAAGCGATATTTCTGTTTAGGATGCAAAATACCTTGATTGATGCCATCAATTGGGATACCAAATCTCGATACTGTTGGAATGTTTGACATATATTTTCTCCTGCTATAAAAGCTAATACTATTTATCTAAATGGCTGGAAAAATTTTCAGGGGCAATTCCAGCAAATTTGGTAATAATGTATGCCTCGCCTATGTCCACATTGCAAGAATAGGGTATTGCACCATATCCTTGGAATCCCCACTTTGGCCCCAATGAATTAGCAATAATCCACGATCCGCCATTCAAATTATCGTCATAACCTACTATCGTGGCGGCGTGACCATTTGATCTAAAGTTATCAACATCATTAACCGGTTTATATACCTGCTCAGACAACTCACCCGCTATTTTCCAAAACATCCTGCCTGTCCGGATACCAATAACAACAGGCACACCAATGTCTAAATAAAATTTATAATTTTCAGGTGCAATTTCTTTATACTCTTGAAGTCTATAGTTCGCCGCATTATTCAAAGCTTCCAGATGTGGT